TCAGCGTGCCAGCTTATCGTTAAGCATCAGCACCTGTTCGCCATTCATTTCTTCAATCCACGCACCGTAGACTTCATAAACCATTTGCGCGTTTTCATGCCCCATCTGGCTGGCTATGAAAGACGGGTTAGCGCCGGCAGATAAAAGCCAGCAGGCAAAAGTATGCCGCGTATGGTACGGATTCCGGCGGCGAATACCAGCACGTTTTACAGCTGCGTTGAATCTCGCACCGATGCTCGATAAAGAGTAGTAGGCTTTCTGTTCTCCTTTGCGCATCCGGGGTATGAAAACGAATCGCAGGCTTTGATGTTCCACTGCGCCATACTCGCGATGATTAAAGACAATTTCGGTTTTAGGCTGTAGCGCTGTCAGCTTGCGCTGTGCTTTCAAGGCTTCAAGTGCCGGCTCTAATAGGGTAATAACCCGGTTACCTGCTTCGGTTTTTGGTGGGCCGAACATGCCCAACGCATTAAGATTGCGCTGTATATGAGCCGTACCTTTTTCCCAGTCGATATCTTCCCAGGCAAGAGCTGCAAGCTCCCCATGACGGACACCGGTATAAACTGCGAATGTCCACATATTGAGGCTTTGGCCACGCTCGGATTCCGCAAGCAAACTAAACTCCTGCTTCGTTAAAGGATCCGGTTTTACTTTCCCTTTGTGTAGTTTCTTGATGCCTTCAAAGGGTTTGCCACTGATAAAGCCTGATTTGTGTGCAAACCGAAGCAGGGAGCACAGTAGCGATATATAGTTGTTCACGGTACGCACAGTGCGTCCCTGTTTATTGCTTCTGGGATTTGCCAGGTAAAGTGTCTCACCGTTCAATAGTTCCTTTCTGTATTTCAGAATGTCGCTGTGCCGTATAGTTGAAACCGGCGTGTCTTCGTTAATGATGTGCATTAACGTACCTAGTTGTGAGCGCGTCTTACGCATCGTATTCGCGCTAATTTCTGTTTCTTTAATGTTCGTCCACAGTTCACACAGCTCTGAAAAGGTTTGAACTGAAACAGTGGTTACGGTTTTTTTTGCTCTGGAAGATGAAGGAAAGCGCTGGTGGTAATCAAACTCTCCAAGGTTGATCTCGCTAACGATCACAGCCCGAAGATTCCCGGCTTTTTTGATGTTTGCCGGGGTGTTAATCCAACCTTTCAGAATTTCGCGGCAACGCTTTCCCCGGTACATAAACCAGATACAAATCTTATTGTTTCTGATTTCGACACCTGTAGGCAAAGCTGTCATCTTACGCATCCCTTATTAACTGATTAATTCTCGGATAGTTATACCAGGTTGTGCCACGCAAGGTTTTTTCGCCAGAAGGAGATACCCGTTTAAAATGGACACCTTCCACCCAACAGCCCTGGCGATATTTCTCAATCTGTCGTTCGGTCAGGCCTGTTTTTTCTGTGAGCCTTGCGCCAACAATCCATTCTTCGTTAAAAATTACCTGCGACATGGTTCACCTCAGGTAACCGGCATGAGTATAGATATGCCGGTCTTCAGTCATTGATATTTCGGTTTCAGTTTGCCTGGCCGGGCAGGGAACGCAGCCGGCGCATGCCGGTCATTGCGGTGGCCACGTAGCTTGCCTTGCAGTTGACCACTTCAACCCAGACCTTCACGCCTTCCACTCTCACCGTATAGGTCTCTTTCATCTTGCTGCGCCCATAGTCGCCGTATCTTTGCTGGTGGGCTGCGAGTGCGATTTCACATGCCTGGCGAGCCAAAGGGGATTGCTTACTGCCTCGATTAATCAGTCGCATTTCTTCTCCTTGAGGGAGGGTTTCCCCTCCCGGTCTCGTTAGTCCACGTATTCCGGTTTCATATCCGCCAGGGTGATGCTGAACTGACCATGCAGTTCGTCGCCCAGGTGACGCTTTGAAGATGCCAGTACGCGCTCGGCCTCCGCGAACCGTTCGGCGGCATTCGGCTCGTCAGGTTGGGGCAGGGAGTTAATAGCGGCCTCAACCTTGTTCCGTGCATCAACCATGTAATAACGCTTCACGGCCTTGTTTTTCAGCTCAGTGAACAGGGCAGAACCCAGCGTTGCTTTCACGGTTTCAATATCTGCGCGCAGAGCTTTAGCGCTATCCACATCCTGAGCCGCCTCGATGCGGTCACGAAAATCATCAGCAAGTGCATCGATATTTTGAGCTGATTCCTGAGCCGTTTGAGTCGCAATGACGTTGTCACCTGAAATGTCTGCAAGGCTAACGTGCTGTGCCGGTGCCGGGTTTACCTCTCGTTCTTCTCGTCGATCATCGAGCTCATCAGGGGTGTAAACGCCCAGAATCACATCCGGGCAGAACAGTCTCGCCCAGCGTTTGACGGCCAGGTACGCCAGTTGCTGGCGAGGGTCATCAGCCCAAAGGGTAGAGTTACGGGTTCGGGCCTGAGCCAGCAGCAAATCGAGTTCTCTCGGCTGATCTTCACCTTTAAGCGTTGCGCGGATAATGATGCCGATCCCGGCTTCGTCGGCCAGGGTCCAGCCCGGGACGCGGTACTCGCCTTTGTCGCCTTTACGGATATTGAATTTTCCAACTACCTTTTCCCATGGCCCGTACCACTCATATTCAAAACGGCTGGCCAGCACGCCGCTGCGCGAAATGACGGCATTAACCAGCTGCGCTTCATACCCGAGCACACCGTTAATCAGGTGCGTTTTCTGCGCCACGGCAAAGGGATTCATCTGCCACTGTGCCGCTTGCATCGCTACAGCCATGCAGTCGGCCTGATTGCCCTGCAGGTGCTTAGGAACGGTGGCGGTGCCCTGGGCCATAATCTGCGCGAACGTGCTGATGGCGTTCAGATACTGGGAATCGAACAAAGCCACGTTGGAGTTAATAACGGTGTTCTGGTCAGCAACGGTAACGTTTGTGTTATGCATAAATCCCCCTTAAGCCTGAGCGCGCAGCGCTTCGAGGCGGCGCAGGTCGAAGTCGTTCAGTTCATCGGTGTAATCGGTAGTTATCGGCGCTGGCCATTCGCCCGTGTCGAATCCGGTTGCGATGGCGCGCATCGTTTTGCGGTACTCGAGCATGCCCAGTTCCAGCAGTTCGGTTGACGCCTCAATGATGGCGATCCAGTGGTAGTTCTCGTCTTTGTTGACGAAAATCCAGAAGAACTGGTCCAGCGCTGCGGTCTCGCAATACATAGCCGCACTGAGGTGGTAGTCCCGGTCAATGATTTCCCGGTGCAGCCGGGCTCGCAGGTTTTCCTGCTTGACGTTCCACATGCTGATAGTTTTCAGGTCAGCACCGATGCGAACGCCGTCCAGGTCGATCTCAAGGTCAGGACGTACACGAACTTCTAGGCCCGTCTCCTCGTCAAGGCCGAAGTAACTGACTTCTACGGCGCGGCTTGGATGTGTCAGCAGCATGCCCGCGGTCGGGTGCGCCAGTAGTGCGGACTGAATTGCCCGCGCTGTGGCCAGTTGCTGGCGGGTAACCAGTATTTTTTCGCCAGGGTTGTCGCGCCAGGCATCCAGCAGTTCGTCAGCGAATATGGCATCGGGCTTAACCGACTTAACTGCCTGGATCATGTCTGCTTTGGTGCCGGACACTTTCAACGGCGTCGGTTTCTGCGCTTCCTGTGCCACCAAATCAGGATTGATGATCGCTAATTGTTCGAGCAGCGCGTCGCGGCTACCGCTGGTTTTCACCTGCGGCGGCAGGGTAGCGTTGTACTCTTTGATGCACGCCTTCATTGCCGTTGCTGTCTGCTTCTGGCCTTCTTCAATACGCTGGTATTCAGCTGGGAGAACCATATAGCTTTGAGCCGTTTCTTCCAGGCTGGCGCCAAGCGGCACTGGAGCGGGAAGGGACGCGTTATGTTCTTCAAGCAACGCTTTAATCTCGTCTGCGCTCAGCAGCGTCGGCAGGCTGGCGTTGTACGCGTCAATGAACTCGCGCAGGGTTACGGTGGTAGTGAAAGCACCCTCTGGGATATCAGGCTCCACGCTGAACTCTGCATCGAGGGTTTCCGGCTGCAGTGCAAGGGCGTGCACCAGGTTCCCCATGTCCAGAACTTTGGATGCTGTGCGCGGTATTGTTTTAGCCACATGGCGCGCGTTGAAGTACATCAGGCTGACGCGGGCATCTTTCACCTGGGTTGAGCTAATACCATTTGCAGCGTGATAAACGTCATTCGGTAGGCCTTCGTATCGGCCAGGCTCGAAGTAAGCCGGGTATTCGATTACTGGCTCTGACTGCTGCTCTTCCGGCGCTACGGTAACTGCTTGCGTATTAGCTGCATCAGCGCCTTCGCCTGGTTGTACCGGATCAGTATTTTCGACTTTCTCTGGCTGAGTCGTTTCCATCTGCACATCGCTGGTGGTCTCCGCCGTGTTTTCCGTTTTTTCGACTTCATTTGAGGGGTTATCAATGAGCGGGGCGGTATTTCCACCCATCAGGCCACCGATGGAGAAAACGCCACTGCCGAGGTTTTCAACCTGCGGATTTTCTGCTGGGGTTTCAGTCTCAACAGCAGGAGCTGGTAACGGCAGTAACTCCACAGCAGAGTTAAACTCAGCCGTCATGGTTTTATTCACAAACTCAAGATGAGCCGCTGGCGTGTGATGAATGTTTTCTGGTGCGATGCGGATCAGATTGAAGATTGCCGCACGATTCACCGCCAGTACGCCGGGCTGATTACGCAGGATGGCGCTCCATGATTTCCATGGTTCTTCTTTCTTCGCCACGATTTCTTTGGCGCGACGTAAAACGCTTGAGGGGATTTCAAAGTGATGGAAATCCATAGGCAGCAGGGCACAGGCGATCTCAAGATCGAGAGTGTCCAGAGTGTGATGCGCGCCTTCGCCGCGATCCGTTACGTAGCCACCGTCGGCATTGGTACCAGAATCTGTGCGCTGAACATTACTGATGCGATTACCGGCTGCCCACTCGCGAACGAGAATGCCACGGTCAATATAATCAGTCGCCGCCCAGATTCGGGTGAAACGGAGAACCAAAGCGAGTTCGTGACGCTTATCTTGGCTGAACACCTTGCGAATGGCGTCGGTATAGCGCCACAGGTCTTTGGTGTCGTAACCCTTAACCTCTTCGCAGTTTTCTGCCGCCAGCAACAGGTTCTGGACATAGCTGTTGTCAGTGTCCATTTCCAGCGCGCAAATACCTTCGTATTCTTCGCGGGTTAAGTGGTGGCGTAGTTCGTCGGCGGTGAACTGGGCGAGTAGCTGCTTGCGGAACGGCATACGAACGACTGGATAACGTGTGGTTTCGTCATCATTCTCGTCAATCTGAATACCGTTTTCAGGTTCTGGATCCTGACCGGCTGTAACTCTGGTGCCGCTGGTGCTTTCTGATTTGAGAAGAGTAAGCTTTCCGCTTCTCCAGTCTCTAACTAACTCATTGCGGTCACCTGCATCTACTCTCAACCAGTCGGCCATGAAAGCAGCAAGTAGCTTTACATCGTGCTCTTCATCTGGCGCAAATACCTGCTTAATCGCCTGAACCAGTTTCCACTCAGCGTTCAGGCTGAGTTCGTCAACTTCAGGGATATCGTTCTTCGCCAGCAGCAGATTCTGGATATATGTGTTGCCTTCATCCAGTGACATTTCGCTGGCAGCCAGCTGCTGCTCTTTAGTGATATGTGACTGGTATTTGTCGCTGGTTAGGTGGACGGCAAAACGGACCGCTGGAGTGCGGTTTTCAAGCGGGACACTCTCGACGATAGTTTCGACTTTAACGGTCGTTTCCGGTGCGGCAGTGGTGTCCACGGCACCAGTCGACTCAGTACCAGCCTTTGGCAGCCAGGTGCGTCCATCGTCCTGCAGTGTATAGCGTTTGCACCAGGTGTAATCCACGGTGCTTTCTTCAGGCAGATCGTTGTAAACAGGGAAATCGGTGCGAACCGGTTTTGAGTAATCCTTACCGCGGCCGGTTTCAATACCAGCATCTTCCAGCTCGACATCGAGCTGCAGGTTGGCACGGGCTTCTGATTTCGCAGTGAACCAAATCACTGCGTCTTCTTTGCCAGATTTCTGCGTAGCCTTCACTACATAGAAAAATTCCATGTGAGATCCTCTTTTTTGGATGTAAGATCCCCGGGCCAGAGATAGCGCCCATTGGGTGAACTTTGGTTTTTTAAGTAGTTTTCCGGTGTAACTTTGGTCGGGAGCACCGGACGTACGGGCCGCCTTGCGCGGCTTTTACGTTATGCCTCGTGGGCCATCTGGTCGTACGAAGCACAATGTTCAGAGCAGTATTCTTTTTCTTTGCGCGCCAGCTGTGCGCCGTTGCGATAGAGAAGGGTACTTTTGACTACTTTCTCCGGTTCAACCGGCTTGCCGCAGTACCCGCATTTCGTTGACTTACACATCTGGATCCCCCTTTTGCGCCAGCAAGTAGCATAAGCGGCGAAGGATCACCTCGAAGAAGTTCAGCTTTACGGCCTGCTGCCGTCCTGGTTCGCGTGCGAAATCAATCATTCTCACCCTCGTTTGCCTTATCGCCGGCCAGCGGAACGTTTACACCTGATGCGCGTTAATCTCTCCACCTCATCCGACTATTCGTATGCCGTCGGCGGCTACTTCGTGGGCGTCCTGCCTTGGTGGTTCGTAGTGCGTCTTGGTGAGATAAATTAAACACAAAGTTTAAACTAATGTCAACAAAATGAATAAATGCGGATAAACAAAAAGTTTAACCACAAATTCTAGGGGTATGATTTGTAAGTTGCAGGCTCAAAATTCATAGGCAAAGTTCAGGACGAGATAGTGAGGAACCACGACTTGGAGATGGATAGATGGATAGATGGAGGGGGGCGACATGAAAAACCCGGCGCAAAGGCCGGGCTACATTTTGAAGTATTTTAAAGCAAGTGAACCTTTGGAGAAGTTTTTATGATTTTTGCAATCAGCGTCTTGAGAGCTATCAATAAATTCTTCTTTTGTATAAGGGCTTGCTAGGGCTGCTTCTCGCCTGCGACGAGGCAGCTTAACTACTCCCTCGTTTTTTTTCATATCTAATTGTCCTTCAACAATTTATACAGCTTGGCCGGGGTGCACCCTGATGAAATCGACAAAGCTGTAATTTTCCGTACTGAGTTGTCGGGATAGATCCGCTTACCCGTCGTAGATGCTGTTGATGCATCGAAAACTATAGATACTATAACATCCTTATCTGTTTTGTGCCATTCATGCTGACCGGCAGTAGTTGAAGGCTGATATCTCCAGTCAAGCGCGCCATCACTAATATCAGATAAGTCATTTAAAACATCTAAAGTCGATTGATATCTGTCATTAGGATCAACTTCCAAGCAGCAATCAATAATTGATATAAGCTTTTTAGGAATATGCGGAGGATAGTTTTTGCTAGGGAAGGTTCCATTGCAAATCGCATTTTCGAGTTGGTCCTCTGTTTGGTATTGAGAACGCTCACTTTCAAATGCTATATTTCCAACACACATTCTGTACATTGTTAACCCAGCCTGATAAATATCGTAAGTTAAATTAAATTCGGCTGCTGCAAGAGTAAAGTATTCAGGTGGAATATGGAAAAAATAACCGGTATCAGGGGTTGCTCTGCCATTAGTGTTTATTAGCTTTGACAATCCAAAATCTGAAAGCAATGCTTCATCACGATTAGATATAAGTATATTATTTGGTTTTATATCAAAGTGCATAAGCCCCTTTGAATGTATATGGTATAAACCGCTTAAAAATTGTATAGAGTATCTTATGATTTCGCGGCTTGTTAAATTATATGTCTCAATCTTTTTCTGTAACGAACCATTTTGATAAAACGGCATTGCAATGTAAACATTATCATTACATTCTGCTGCATATTGTACTTGAACAATGTTGGAGTGAGAATGCTTATAAAGAAGTCGTGCCTCAGTAAAATACTCATCCTTACTTGCCCCGGCAGATTTAGGTATCTCTTTTATAATCAATTCATGATCTAAATTCTGGTCATGAGCTAAATATACCGTTGAAAAGCAGCCTTGTTCATCTAAATCTCGGATTTTAGTGAATGAAACGTCCGCGCGCTTATGTGGATTAATCATAATCTAGCGCCTGCTGCTAATGCAGATAACAAAGCCTCATTGGTTTCAGAATTGAAATTAGAATTGTCTATCCCGTGAATCGTTAGTTCAGATTTTAAAAAAGCTTTGTAATTTTCTTGAGAGAGGTTTAGTGATGATTTAATACCGTTCTGGCGAATTGTAATATATTTTTTTACTTCGCTACTTGAGAATGCTTCCTGAATAACAGCTTCGATATATAATCGTTCAATATTAAGGTTCTGTGAATTTGACTCAGCCACCCTAATGGAGGCAACTTCAACATTGTAAAATCGTAATATATCTAAAATGTTATTTCTAACATATTTTAGTTTTTCGGGTATATCCAGTGTCGCCGGGATTCTTATGACATCTGAGCAATGTACTTGACAGCTTTCCGTGTTATAAACAATGAATGAAGCGACTTTGGGAGCCGCTCTAACACCAAGAATGTTCATTTAAAGCCCTCAAAATATGATTAAATATTAAAAGATCTTAGATAAATTAAACGTGCTCAAAAAATGATTTTAAGTTCCATATTAAAAATATTTGGCTGAATATCACTACTATTCATCCTGCGTACGAATCCGCCCCTTTATGTACTTCTCGTATAGCTCGTCCAACTCTTTCAGGCGAATCGCAAAAATGCGGAGCATATTCTGTTGCTCTTCTTCTGGAAGCTGACGATATAGTTCCAGCAGCCGTTGTTCGTCCGGCTTCAATCCGTTTCTCTCACCAACATCCTGACCAAGAATCCACTCAAGGCTTACCCCAAGCGCATCCGCAAGCTTTATAGCTGAGCTTTTCCCAATCGTCCCACGAACGAACCAATTATTGACAGACTGAGCACTGACGCCACAAATGCGTGCCATGTCTGACTTGGTCAGCTTCTTAAGTTCAAGGATCTCGTTAAGTCTCTGAACTTGCGGGTTATTTATCTGATGAATTTTTTCTTTCATGTACGGATTCTAAACCAAAAGTTTAAGACCTCAACTTTCAAAATGTTGACATTGAAATAAACATTTTGTTTAATTGGGTCGATTGACACTGGAGCTAATTATGAAAGCAATTGATAAAGCCATCATCAAAGCCGGAACAGCAACCCGTTTAGCGGGGCTGCTTGAAGTAAGCGCAATGACCATCAGTCATTGGAGAAATCGCTATATGGGAGTGGTTCCAGCTGATCGAGTACTCCCAATTTATAGTGTGACCGGCGTAACTCCCCACGAACTACGTCCAGATCTCTACCCAAACCCCACAGACGGTTTACCTAAACAGGAGCCTTAACAATGCAAACTGTTTCATTTCAACAGAGTAGCAGAGCTTCCTCTAATTCACTGATATTCCCGTGTCATCAAAGCGAATCGGCAGCGCAGGATGTTGATCATCGAGATATTTGTTCTGCAGTCCGGGCATGGGCAGCGGCAGAAGGGCGCATAGCTGTTGCGCTTCAAATCCAAGAAGCGGCGGAAGAGCTTCAACTTGATGGCGTGGATTTCTCAGGCCAGGCCGATGTCTGGAACGTGAAGCTGTTCCGCTGGCTCGACAACAAAGAAGACTCCGCATCTTACCGAAAGAACGTCGAACAGCTGGTGCCTGCGATCATGTCTGTATTACCGATTCGGTACCGCGACCGCGTCGTTAGAAACGACTCGTTTGCCTACCGGATGGCCAGATTGGAAAAAGAGGTGAGTGAAGCGAAGCAAGCTCTGATGCTCGATGCACCGAAGAAGGAAAAGCTGAAGGAGTTAGGCGAGGGGATTTTCGAAATGTTCAGAATCGATCCGGACCTTACGGCGCCGCTGCTGGCGATGGTGACAACCATGTTGGGGGCAATGTGAAAACTTCAGAAAAGGCGAAAGCCGCGGTGCTCGAACACCAACGGCTTTCAGGTGCAAAAACGGAGTGTAATTGCGGAGCTAAGTATGTCAAACACAGCTGAAATTATCAATTTCCCCCACAGAACCGAACAACCGGGAGGTCGTATGGCCGACCTGTCGAACGGGTATACCAAGGTCGCTAACGAGATCCAACAGCTCAAGCCTCGTCTGAGAATGTCAGGCCGGGAGTGGCAGTGTTTTGAGGCGGTGATCTGGCTTACCTACGGCTGGAACAAGAAACAGGACCGCGTTACGAACACAGTGATCGCTGAGCTTACAGGGCTAAGTGATTCCCACGTTTCGGATGCGCTCAAATCGCTCGCAGAACGCAAAATTATCTTCAGTCAGAAACAGGGCGTGATGAAAACGGTCGGTATAAATACTGACCTTTCCGCCTGGATTTTAGACAAACCGAAAACGGGAAAAGTCTTCCCGAAATCGGGAAAAGTGTTACCGAAAACGGGAAAAACCTTCCCGGAAACGGTAGACACCCAAGACTATAACAAGAACAATATTAAAATATCCTCGTCTCGGAATTCTGACGAATCCCGAAACCAGAAAACTCAAAAGTTTCTCTCACGCCATCCAGAAGCTGCCGCCGGGATATACACCCCGGCAGGTAAATCATGGGGATCCGCTGACGACCTCAAGGCCGCACGCTGGATTTACGACAGGCTTCTCACCGTCAACGCATCGCTATCCGAACCAAACTGGGCTGAATGGGCAAACACCATTAGGCTGATGCGTGTTCAGGACAAGCGTACTCACTACGAAATCTGCGATTTGTTCCAGTGGGCTAACCGGGACGAGTTCTGGAAAGACAACATCTTGAGCCCCTCGAGTCTGCGCAAGCAGTGGGATCAGCTCACCACCAAACGGCTGCGCGCAACCGGAACGGCAAAGCTCCCCCGGGGCGGCATCGACCTGCATAACACCGACTGGATTGACGGGGTGCTGGAATGAAAAACCTTGCCGAGAGCATTCGCAATTTTGACCGGGAACAGGCTCGCCGTGTGGCGCACAACATGCCTGAGCAGTACACCGAACGCGAGCAAACGCAGCAGGTGGCTCAGATTATTAACGGGCTATTCGTTCAGTTGGCTGCCGCATTCCCGGCAAGCCTGGTTAATCGCAGCCAGGAAGACGTGAACGAGATCCGCCGGCAATGGGTGCTGGCATTTAAAGAAAACGGGATTAATACCATTGAGCAAGTTGAAGCTGGTATGCGCATGGTGCGTCGCCAGGAACGCCCATTCCTGCCTTCGCCAGGCCAATTCATCAACTGGTGCAGGGAAGGACGCTGCGTGCTGGGGATCACCACCGCTGACGTCATGGCTGAGTACTGGAAGTGGCGTAAGCTAGTGTTCCGGTACCCGAGCAGTGAGCAGTATCCGTGGCCTAAACCCATTTACTATCACATCTGCCTCGAGTTGCGGCGCCGCGGAACTGATGGGCAACTGAGCCATAAAGAGCTTGAGCGTGAAGCCAGTGACATTCTCGATATGTGGGAAAAGCGGGTGCTGGCCGGGAAGCCGATTCCGCCTGTTCGGCGGGCGTTGGCCGCGCCAGTCGCTTCGAAAGGGCCAACGCCAGCTGAGCTTTTGAAAGCCAAACACGATCGCTTAAAAGCTGCTGGGAGGACATGATTATACTGAATGAAAACCTCTTCACACTATCAAGCGAAATGACTATTAACGCATCGGACGTTAGAACGAATGTAGATTGCACCATACTAAGATATGTCGTTTGCTGATGTATCTTGTGACGTCAGGGAACTTAGTGATTAATGGTCTGCAACTCATCCTTCATTCGTCTTGCATCCTAGCGCAGGCTACAAGAAACTTTTTGCTCAAAAGATGGTGAACCCTGTAATGCGCATCAAATTGACAATAGGTATAGGTCAGTGCGGTGCCGGCTAACTGGTTGATTTAAAGGTATATTTTTTTGGTTTGCTAGTAAAAGGCACGTTATGAGCGTTTTGATACATTACAATTGTTCTATTGTGCTTATGCCTGATATGATTGGTTATGAATTTTCGAATAAAAGGAACACAAAATGGAACTGGTAGGAAGCACAACTCAATTCAATTTTTTTGTTTCTAGTTCTGTCATGCCTGCAGAGCCTGAAGCAATTGTTAAGTTAATGCCATTTATATCTAGTGGGTATGTGCCGTCTTTCGGAGAAGAAGTTAATGAAAATGGGTTGAGACATAAAATAATAAGATTAGAAAAAGAAATTAACTCTATTAACTATTCAGTTACTTTTACACAAAAAGCTATATCAATTCAGATTGATTCCGCTAGATTTGAAGCAAACATAGAAATTTTTGAAAATGTTGTTGTAATTCTTTCATTACTAAATGATGTTTTGAAAGTAAATAAACCCATTTCTTATAGATTGTCTGTGGTTTGTAATCAAGGTTATATTTATGAAAAGAATATAGAAGAGCGTGTTTATAATAAAATTTTTGCAGGTGGCGCTATTCCTTTTGAGTGGAGTTTTAGACATGCACATACAGATATGTTGGGTGAAGAATCCATTTATCATGTTGTTGCAGCAACTAGAGGTGTTGCTTTAGTAACAATTAAAGGAAGCGTTTCTCAACACGATACTATAATGTTTTCAATTGATAATAACACTTCTGATAAAAATCTCGACTTCAGGTTTTCTATCAATGATCATTCTTTTTTAAAGAGTTTATTTGAAAAAACATTAAGTGATTTTAATAATCTTGCGAGAAATTGAGATGCGTTATTATAACTTTTATGATTCCTGTTTAACAGATAGTGCTAGTGTAAATGATCTAAATAAAAGCACAACTATCAAAATTGAATCATCATTGAAAGATATGGATTCGCTTATTTCCGTAGATAACTCTCCCAAAAGGGAATGGGTTGTAAACTTTTTCAAGAATACATATGGGAAGCAAGAGGTTGTTTCTCAAACCAGTAACAATGTCGGAAAAGTTGCTACTGGGGAAATTGATAAACTCACCAAAATAATTTATTCATCTTTTTTAAATGATGACATCCAATTTGGAACTGATTCAAAAACGCAAAATTTAATTGAACGTTTAAATGATGAGTATGGCGCTGATTTCATTGATAACGTTTTAGTGAAAATTCTTACGCTAAATATTATTGTAAGCACTAAACCTGGACTGATGAGTAAATTTATGATGCTTATCTCTTCATTCGATGCTGAAACTTATCCGTTGACTAGTAATATAGCAATTACATCATTAGTAACTAAAAAATACACATCCGTAAAAGAAGCAGTACTTATTACTATTGAAAATTGGAAATATAATAAAGCAGTTCGTTTATTGGAGGATTTAGAGCCTTTTAGTAGACAGTATCTTGAGGACTATAAAAATAAAATTATTAATATGTTAAAGGGGTAAGACTATGTCCTTTTACATTAGGAAAGTTGATACATCCAAATGGGAGGATGAACTTCCTGAAGATGGCGATGTATTGGATATGGCAGTAGATGGCATTACAAATTGTTGTAAGACTTACGAAAACTGTTTATCGGTATGGAAGACAGAAAGTTTAGATCCTTATTCTGAACAAAATAAAAAACTTCTTACCGCAATGGCTATGTCTCTAGATAAACCAATTGCAATGACAGTTGTTTTTCTTTCTGATAATGAAATTGATAGTTTAGAACTTGAGTTGATTGAAAATGATGGTATGACTCCCTACACAGAGCAAGCTTCACTTCATAGAGATATATCTAATTTGACTTTAAAAAAAATAGGCCATCTAGGATGGGTTATACACCAAAAAGTTAATGATGATGCTGAAATAAAAATAATTTCTGAAGAAGAGTTGGTATCATTTGTTAAGGGGATTTTCCCTAATGCTGATGCTCTTCCTGAAGAAAAACGTAATCAAAAAAAATGGAAAAAAATTTATGAGTGAGTTTGGTTTCAGTTTATGTGCCGCCTTTGCTCAGAAAATTATTTGTTTTTTTGAATGTAATGAATGTATTAAATTGATAGGGGCGTGACGCCCCATTTTTCAAATTTATTAATAGTGTGAAGTATGTTAATCAAGTGAATGCTGTGATATTAAAGTTATATAATTCTTCAATGTTTTTTAATGACCAAATAAATATTGTTCAAGAGTATGGTTGGTCGTGAAATATCAGCAAAAAATATATCTTTCCGTCAATAGTTTTGAGTAAAACAAGGTAATGGAGAAGGCGTGTCAGAATTAAATGGAGAGCAATGGCTATTATGATTCTTGCTGTACCAGTTTTAGCAGCAGGATTTAGTTATGGTCCTCCAACAGAAGTATGCCTCAATAAATATACGATCCCGTATATCCACACTGATAGGCTCGCAATTGAGATAGTTGATGAGGCATACGACAAGTGTCAGGACGTTCTTGCTCAATGGGATAAGGAAAAGAAGTCATTACCTCCCAAACTTGTTGTCAGCAAGGATGAAGAGTTTCACGTATTTTACGTCCATATGATCGAAGCTCGCCGAAAATCGAATACTAATAAAAAAATGACTATTGTTTTTATTCCTGCTTTGGTAGCGGTTCTTTTGAGTGAAGAAAGAAAAATCGGAAGAGAGTTAACTCAGCAGGAGGTTGAGTCAATCCGTGATTCCGCTACAGCTGTACAAGTGCCAGTTGATGTTGCAAAAGAAATGATTAAAGAACGGGGATACCTTAACATCGATCCTGAGAATGCTTGGGAAGAATGGCTTCTGTACAAAAAATATGTCAATTGAGACGTGGCTAGACGTGTGAGATAAGGTAAGCCGAAACCGTGAGTGCCCGCTGGCAGCGCAACTGGCTCCAAAGGAGCCAACGCCAGATGAGTTTTTGTAAGCTAAATATGGGCGGATGAAGGCTGAAGGGAGCGCACAGGGATGAAATGATCCGCTACGGGCGAGCAGCGGAAGTTGTCACTTGGGTGAGATTAAGTTAATTATATTTTGGGATGAATGCGATAGCATCAGTTAAATAAAATTTTGGAAAACAAAGAATGAAAATGAATGCAGGGACTCTTCTCGATTATCTCAATGCAACACTTGAAAACTCTAACGATCACGCACAGGAACATCCTCAGCTAATGTATATGGTTCTGCAGATGGATCAGATATTTCAAAAAGAGATTTTTGACAATGAATTTGATGTGAGTCCTATTACCGGTTTTTTGGCAATGAATTCCTACTCTATGCTGCTAAGCGCAGTTGGGCAGGCGCTATCTGGACACTTGGTGGCTGTCTTTCCGATCGTTCGCACCGCGCTTGAGTCCGCCTGTTATGCTTACCTGATCGCTCATAACGAAGCGATGGAACAGATATGGTTAAATAGGCACAAAACTGAGAGCGCACTTCATAAGTGTCGCAAAATGTTCTCTGTGAAGAAGGCCTCAAATGAATTAAAATCCATTTCTCCTGAAATGGCTGAATATGTGATGGCTAACTATGAAGCTGCTATCGATTTCGGAGCACATCCAAATAATAAAGCTATCTTTAATCACTTGACGGACATGGGTGAGGTAGATGAAAGATTTCATGGCTTCCAGCTTACCGGTGTTTATGGACGGAATAGCTGGCATGTGAACTATGCACTACTTATCTGCACGGAGGTTGGTCAGGCTATAGCATTCCTGCTTGCTGCATGTGCCGATAAACATCCTCTAATTCATGATCGCTTAGAAGTGTTCACTAGCTGGGTTGATGAAAAAAATCGAATAGTTGACAAAATCAATGGTGAACCAATGGACTACACTGGGTCTATGTATTGTTCAGTTATCCCACCAGAGTAACAATAATGCAGGTGGACCTAGTCCCAATTGCTTAGCAGAACCAGATGTTTTTAACTTCCGGTTTTGGCACAATGCGGACATCCCATCAAGGGCTAGAACAGTTAAAAAAACTGACTTAAGATCATTTTGCTTCACTTCGGTTCTGACTAGCGTGTATGTGTCATGCTTGAAAAAAGGTTAGAGAACACGACGGAAATTATTAAGCATTACGCTGGAGCCAGCCTAGCACTGGCCACCAGCCTGAAAGAAGCTTCAGTTATTGTGTTCTGATGAAAGCAGTCCTTGAAAGGGTCATTTGCGTCTGACAGTCGACCATTTTCTTAACTTCTGAATCAGTTCCCTGCATTGATACTTTGCCGCACATAGCATCCTTTGTTTTGATCCACTGACGCTGAGAAGGAAGTAACTCCTTTTTCTTCGCCGACGTTAATGTGCTCCAAGCGGTATTCAAATCAGAGTCGGCATTCGCAAACGCCATTCGGGACTGATCAAGGCTCCCAGTGTTTTGCTGTTGGACCTGCTGTTCTGCCTTTTCTTGTGCCTGCAGCTGTGTCTGTCTCTCAATTTGCTGCTCTGCCTCATACTGGGCCTGTTGCTGCGCCCTGAGTTGAGCCTGCTGTTGCGCTTCAATTTGGCTCTGCTGGGCATCCTTAGCCTGTTGGATCTTCTGCTGTTCAACGATCGGGTTGATTATTGAAAGCGATGTAAGTGCAGCGGCACCCACAGATATCGGATTATCAGAGGAGGCTTTTACGAAAACGTTTTTCTGATCGTCGGTCGCCTGTGCTGTGTAGGAGATGCGTTTTGAAAAGCTGTTTGCGTTGTTATCTAAAGACAGGCTTTCCATTTGCTTATCGAGATTACGATTAAAGTTTTTTCTGTAAGCATCAGAAAGCTGAGCGTACTCATTCGCAGGTAGGGTCATCGTCACAGTACCTTCACACGTTTTCATTGTGCTACCCGTGTCACTTGAGGTTGTGGAGATTTCAGAGATGACCAGTTTTATCTTGTCCAAGGCGCTTCGTTTGGTCTGATTTGTGACGTCAGGATATTTGTCGACCTGTTCAGAGAGTCCTTCATAAGCAGATTTTTTTAATAAATCCATGAGCGCTGACTGGGTCATTTCAGAAGAACAACCGATCACGTCTTTTTTGTCATCACAGCCTGTAATGGCAACGGCGAGTATGAGTGCTGCATATTTTAATCTCATAAGTTCCCTTTATATTAAGGATTGGCTTTTATGAGGCGGTATGTAATCAGTCCGGATGGCCAAAGCAAACAGCACTGAACACTGAACGCGTCACAAGCAAGGACCAGAGTAGTATCGGCAATGGCTGAAAAATCTTTAATTCAAATGATGGGAACATTTGCAACGGGGACTCGAACGATGATCTCACTGCGCGAATCTACAAAGCAGGTTCTCGCTAGAGAGTGTGGTCATGACATGTTGCTTGTGAGTCATGATACATATCCAAATGTTCATTCATGCTTCCGCTTTAAAACACTCGAACCACAGAAACTCCAAGTCTTCACGCTAGAAGTTACCTGTTGCTTGTTTGGGGGGACACATTCTCCGTGCGATACATCGTGATCTCATAAAACGTTGCAAAATCCGTTACATAAGTTTATAAACATACTGTACATACATACAGTAATTCATTGCGGAGGGAAAAATGAAAATCGAACTAACCATTGATCGCATGAAGAAACTTCCTGATGGAGCTATACCTGCGCTCGAGTCAGAACTGCTTAAAAGACTCAGCGAACAGTTCGATGAATGCCAGTTGACAATAAAGCGAGCCAGTACTGATGGTCTGACCGTTTTTGGAGGCGACAAGAAAAAGGTCGAGCAGATACTTCAGGAGACCTGGGAAAGCGCGGACGAGTGGTTTTATTAATCGCGTGAATTTCACTGGAGCAGTTTCAAAGAGTATCGCTGTTTGCGTTCCCCTGGCTGTTCCCGATTACTGTTTACCGCGTCAATAAGTCGCTCTGGGGGAAATAGTGTGTAGTGCCGATGCCTTTAATGCAGATGATCAATGGTACGACGTGGTCAGAAGGGCCGATAAAGCAGTTATCTATAGCTTCCCGGCTGAAGGGAGATATCTGGTTTATCGAGTAAATGGAATAGTTTCATTACGACCGTTACTCGAAGAGGACGAAATCTTCACTCTCAACGGGTTCATGCAATTTGCAAAACGGCTTGGGTACCGAATTACACCACCGTCTGATATTATTCTTTCATAGGCCTGAACAACCTATACCTGATGCGCCACGGAGATAACCATGGCGCTAGAATTACAACTTATAAAACACCACTCAGGAATACTGATCCCGGCTACGCCCGAGACCAGCGATATCCTGCAATCCAAAACCCGGCTCGGCGATGTTCTTGTTGCCGAGTTCAGGCGGGTACGAAACCCGGCATTCCATCGACGCTTTTTCGCGCTTCTCAATCTCGGTTTTGAATACTGGGAACCAACCGGCGGGGCTATCTCTAGCAACGAGCGGAAGCTGATTACTGGCTACGCCAAGTTCCTGGCTTCTTATGGCGGGAATGAGGGCGCGCTAATCGATGCTGCTGAGCAGTATCTTGAGCAGGTTGCTTATCGGCGCGTCACAAATGGCATTAGCCTGTGCAAATCCTTCGATGCTTACCGCTCATGGGTGATCGTCGAGGCAGGGCACTTCGATGCTATTCAGCTACCTGACGGCACACTCAAAAAGCATCCTCGCAGCATTTCATTCGCCAACATGCACGAACTGGAATTCCAGCAGCTCTATAAAGCTGCGCTCGATGTTCTATGGCGCTGGGTCTTGTCCCGTTCATTCCGCAGTCGCGATGAGGCTGAAAATGTCGCCGCGCAGTTGCTTGGCTTTGCGGGGTAATGGGGATGAAGAAAACCTGGTTCCATCATACCGACTGCAGCACCGAACAGGCCGACGAACTGGTCAAGCGTTACAAAGCGCGCGGCGTGCGCGTTGAGCGCAGCCTAAACCAGGATTACGTGACCTGGACTGTCAGTGCATTCCTTCCGACCTCAAGTACACCAGCGCGCCCGGATAGCCGCTGGCGAAACCGGATGTGGGGGTGAGCATGGTTATTTATCGCAGCAAAAAATGGCTCGCTGCCGTCGGGCAGATAGAGCGTTGTGTTCTTTGTGGTGCATGGGGAACGCAGGTGGCACACCGGAACGAAGGGAAAGGCATGGGATTAAAAACCGATGACTGTGCGACAGCTGCGCTCTGCGTTTGCTGTCATGGCAGCATTGATAACGGGAATAAGCTGAATAGGGAAGAGCGCCGGCAGCTTATGGACCGCGCGATTGTTCTGACAGTGATTGAAGTTGCCCGCCGCGGGCTGGTGGTGCCCGCATGAAAATTTACGAAATTACGCCGATTGGCAAGCCCAGAATGACTCAGCGTGACCGATGGCATAAACGGCCAGCAACAGCAGCGTACTGGGCTTACAAAGAACAGGTCAGGTTGCTGGGCGTCCGTCTGCCGGAGTCTGGATATCACGTCACGTTCGTGATCCCCATGCCAAAGAGCTGGAGCAAGACAAAGCGAGCGCAATATGTCGGCCGGCCTCATCAACAAAAGCCGGACAAAGACAACCTGGAAAAAGCTTTGCTGGATGCAGTGTTTGACGAGGATAGCCATGTTTGGGACGGACGGGTTACCAAAATCTGGGGAGAGACCGGGCAAATCATTATCGAGGAGGCCAGATGAAGCCAGAAACGCTTGAGGTACTCCGCGCGCGCTGGCAGCGCCTTCGCATTTACCGCTACCGGGGATCGGTGCTGGTGGATTACCGCATTCTTCGTAATTTTGTTCGTATCTATCATTCAGCAGGAGCAGCCTAATGAACCTCGAAAACACCGTGAAATACCACTTCGCCAAGTCGACGCTTATTAGCGACTCTCCGCGCGCTACGGCGTCAGACTCATTAAGCGGAACGGATATCATGGCCGCTATGGGCATGACGCAGGAACGGGCCGCCATGGGTTATAGCGCCTTTCTCGGGAAGATGGGTATCAGCAACAATGACCGGGAGAGGGCGATCGAATTGCTGGCACAGTACGCACTGACCAAGTGTGACCGGGTTGCTGCACTTCGCAAACTGGATGCTGGGGTTAAACAACTTGTGATGCATCAGCTGGCCAACTTCGCGTTTGAGGGCTATTCCCGCAGCGCCGCAAGCGTGAAACATTGCGTATGTTGCGACGGACAGGGGTTCATTGACGCAGATGTGTTTACGATGAAGACCAGCACCCCTTGGCACGCAAAAGATGTTATTAAAAAATCTACCGCTTGGGGGCTGAAAGTTATCCCTTCTCAATACGAAAATAAACGCAAGGTGCGAGAATTGGCCCGGTTGCTGTGCCCAGAATGCAAGGGGAAGAAGGTTGTTAGTTGCGCCTGTAAAGATTGCCATGGACGCGGGAAAGCCGTTAATCAGGTTCTTACTGAACAGCAGGGTGTGCCGGTTCTGGCTGACTGTAAGCGCTGCAGCGGCCGGGGGTATGAACGAATTCCTTCCACTGAGGCTTACGGCGCGGTATGCCAGATAACGGATGCAATCAGCCTCGATACCTGGAAGAAGTCCGTTAAGCCATTCTACGATCAGCTCATCACCAAGTTTGATATCGAAGAGGCTTGGGCTGATGCGCAGCTGAAGCAGATAACAAAATAGGGCGTGAAATTATCGTGAACTATTTACTTTTCCCGAATCTGTGGTAATTTTGCTCTAACGATGGGTTATTGCCTTCGTTTAAAGCCCTGCGGTTAACCCCGTGGGGCTTTTTGCTTAATAGCGATTTAAGAATTTCTAAAACCATCACTATTCATTGCCTCTTATAATCTTTATATCGAAGAGGAGGGTATGATGAGAGAAGGCTATTACTGGATCCAGTACAATGGCAGCAGGCAGATCGCTTACTACATGCACGAAAAAATCGACGATTTAGAGTCGGGTGAAGTTATCTATGGTGCATGGTACGTGACTCGTGGAGATGACCTTGCCAATAATGGCGAGGTTGAAGTAATTAGCGAGCGTATTGAAGAGCCAAAGCTGTAACAGCAAAAAATTATATGAAGCCTCTTAACTGTGCTAGGCGTTAGTACCCATGGAAGAAGTAGCGAATCTTCAAGCCGAGAAATTTCAAAACTGGCCAGACATAATGCTGGATTAAATATAGGACTGGTGGAACAACCAATGTCGCACCAGTTGCGCAGAGTGCGTATACCGCCGAGTCCTTTGCGATTAATGAGTAATTTAGGTTAAGTGTTTCAAGATTAATTGCATTGGCTGTACTTGAACCTACAAATCCAGAGCCAAAAACAACCAGAAACACGTAAAGTGATACTGTTATGAGCCTTAAAATTAACCGAATGTATTTCACGATGAACACCTGCTGATTGATGCCATCTTTTTACACAAATGCCATCTGTTTAGCTAGCTTAAAGGTCTCTTGCTTCTAAATAATACCCTGCTCATTGCCTTACCCTCAGATTGCCAGCCTGTCGCTGGCTTTTTGATTTCAGGCTCCGGGTACCATCATCGACACACCTTCTTGTTAATCGTCCCCACGGACTGACCCTTTTCAAACACACAGCACCCGCTAACTACGCGAGGTGAGAGTATGTATCGCATGGACAAACTAACCACCGGTGCTGCTTACGGCGCTTCAGCCGGCAGCATCCTAAACGGCATGCTGAATGCCTACAGTCCCGAGCAGTGGAACGCTATCGGCGTGCTGGTGGGCATCATCATCGCTGTACTGACGTATCTGACGAATCTCTATTTCAAAATCCGCGAAGACAACCGCCGCAGCAGGAGCCGAGATGAACCCGACACTCAAGAATAAGCTGGTGGGTGCCATAGTTGGTGGATCCGGAGCAATAACTATTGCTGCAGTAATGCTGGGCAATGCGGATGGGCTGGAAGGGCGTCGCTATTACGCCTATCAGGACGTGGTCGGCGTCTGGACCGTTTGTGATGGGCACACCGGTGCCGACATTCGCCGCGGTCACCGCTACACCGACAAAGAGTGCGACAACCTGCTGAAGGCAGATCTGCGAAAGGTGGCAAATGCCATCGACCCGCTAATAAAGGTCCATGTTCCCGAAACCACTCGTGCCGCACTTTACTCTTTCACCTACAACGTGGGAGCTGGGGCGTTTAGCAGATCGACGCTGCTGAAAAAGTTAAATTCCGGCGACGTTCTGGGTGCATGCAAAGAACTGCAGCGCTGGACGTATGCCGGTGGTAAGCAGTGGAAGGGGCTGATCACCCGACGCGAGATTGAGCGTGAAGTTTGCGAGTGGGGCTAGCAATGAGCCGATTAACCGCAATCATCTGCGCTGTCGTTATCTGCCTGCTGGTTTCGATGGCCTGGGCGATTAACCACTACCGCGACAACGCCATCACATACAAAGACCAGCGCAACAAGGCTACTGAACAGCTAAGCCTGGCGAACGCCACCATCAAAGACATGCAGGCCCGCCAGCGTGACGCAGCGGCACTGGATGCTAAATACACGAAGGAATTAGCCGATGCAAAATCTCAGCTTGAAGATCTGCAGCGTTGTGTTAGCTCTGGCAAGTGTGGGCTGCACGTCAACGCAAGATGTCCCGCGAACGGAACGGCTGGCACCGGTGGCCTGGGCGATGCTTCCAGCCCCCGACTTACTGACTCCGCTGAACGGGATTATTTCACCCTCCGAGAACGAATCGCTACTGTGACGAAGCAGGTCGGCTATCTACAGGACTACATCAAAGTGCTGTGTCTTAATTAAATAGATATCGTTAAGGAAACCTGTAAGTTTGCCGATATATAAATGGAGCAAATTTGAGAGGCCATCATGCAAGTAGATATCTATAAAATTCACCACTCCAAATGGGGTTATATTATCGTACCAGCAAACAGCAACATCAAATCAATCATAGCCTCACTGTCTGGTTTCTATGAGTCTTCATTCACGACCTATCGAAGAGTGCGAGGTCCACATGACACATATAGCCCGAACTCTGCCTTGAACAGTGATGCGGTGCGTGATGATTTGAAAAAAAATGGTTACAGATTTGCATTTAGAATAAGAAAACCCTAAACCGCCTACGGGCTGTTTTTTCATTATCATCATGATATGCAGATTCGTCGCATTCGCTTTATCGGTTAAATTGTAATCTTCCCTGCAATTTACAAAGCGGACTCTGGGAGTTTGCTGGCACGCAAACTAAAGGCCTGCTACGTTCATGTGTGTAGTTCGGCAAATGCCTGCTGACATCGAAACTGTTTCAAGTCTGCAACACAATACGTATCGCAGGAAGGTTTGATGAAAATGTTAAGCTGTAACAATCTCTCAGCTTTCAGGTGCGCTTAAACATGCAGGGATGTAAAATCTTCTCACTGAAATGACGGGAGAAATAAAGTGCAGTTGGACGCAGATTTTTTGGCTTATGAATCCATGCTCGCATCGCAGAGTACAGCGGATTCAACTTTTTGGATTATGGTGGCGACATTTGCTGCAGCTGCGGTAAGTCTTCTGTCAGCATTAGTCACACTTAAGGCCTTATTTGTTGCAAGAAAAGGGCTTCACTCGTGGAAAGAACAGCAGATATATTCATCGAAAGCAGAATGGATTTCATCTTTAGTCTCCTACGCCTCGGGTATAGCCTATTTGCCAAATCATATCAATTACAAAATAGCCTCCGATAAACCTCATTTAGATGAAGTCGCAAAATTGATGTATGAATGCATTAGATGCTGGAAAAAACTGGACGTACATTTACAGCTTAGTTTTGACCACTATGAGGTTTTTCATCGTACATATGATAAGGATTGGCAAACCTTTTCGGTAAAAATGCATAATGCATATATGTCCGGAGAGATATCCAGAGATGAACTTAAGCAATATGCTATTCATCTCTATAACTTATGAAAGCTGACAAGCATTGATCACTTTGAATGATTCAGGAAAGCCACTGGTATTTACTGGTGGCTTTTTTATTGGAGCAAGCAATGGCAAAACCGGATTGGGGCGAGCTTCAGCAACTGTTCCTGTCCGAACATGCCGCAACCGGCGTATCACCAAAGGAATGGTGTGAAGCGCAGGGACTGAACTACGCTACCGCACGTCGATATATCAAAAAACCTTCTGCGCAAACTGCGCAAACTGCACAAAAACCTGCGCAGAAAAAAATGCGCACTGCGCAGAAAGATAAAAGCGCAAACGAGCTGGTGGATGATGATGGACTTACCGCTCAGCAGCGCTTATTTGTCGTGGAATACCTGAAGGACAATAACGCCACATCCGCCGCTGCACGTGCTGGTTATAGTGACCCAAACTACGGTCGTCAGCTCATAACAAATCCTAACGTTGCGCAGGCTATTGCGCAGCAGCAGAAAGCCTCAATTGCGCGCACGCTTGGGAGTGCTGATGAGGTTCTAGCGCAGATGTGGCAACTCGCCACTTTCGATGCAAATCAGCTTTCGCAGTATCGTCGCGGCGCGTGTCGTTACTGCTGGGGCTTCGGTCATCACTACCAGTGGCGCGATGCAGTTGAGTTCGAAGAGAAGAGGCTCGAGGCTGTTGAACGTGACAGACGTGAACCAGATGATACCGGTGGGTACGGTTACGACCACAACCGAAAACCAAGCCCTGAATGCCCACGCTGCAATGGCGACGGCGTTGGCCAGCCTTATTTCCCCGATACGCGCAAACTCCCGGCAGCTTCTCGGCTCGCTTACTCCGGTGTGAAGGTCGGCAAGAATGGCGTCGAAATCACAGCCATCAGTCGGGAAAGAATGTTCGAAGCGGTCATGAAGCGCCTGGGCCTAGCCGATAGCGAATTCGCGCAGCGACTGCAGCAGATTGAAATCGAGCGCCGGCAGCTGGAGGTAGCAAAGCTTCGTAAAGAGTTGGCCGGTGATGGTGAGGACGATGAACCGACCCCAGTGCAGATCAATATCAACGTAGTGGATGCGAGGGCAGACGATGGGGATCAGCCCGACACTTAACATTCCTCAGGCGCGCTTCCTCGCGATGCAGCACAAATTCAAAGCCTACGTTGCCGGGTTTGGTTCCGGTAAGACATGGGTGGGCTGTGGCGGCATCTGTAAGGGGATGTGGGAACACCCGAAGATTAACCAGGGCTACTTCGCGCCAACTTACCCGCAAATTCGTGACATCTTCTACCCGACGATTGAGGAGGTGGCCTTTGACTGGGGGCTGAGCGTCAAAATCAACGAGGGGAACAAGGAGGTCCACTTCTACGAGGGGCGACGGTACCGCGGAACAACTATCTGCCGTTCGATGGAGAAACCCGGCTCGATAGTCGGCTTTAAAATCGGTAACGCGATGGTGGATGAGCTGGACGTCATGGCGGCGGCAAAAGCACAGCAGGCCTGGCGAAAAATCATCGCTCGTATGCGTTACAAGGTTGATGGTCTGCGTAACGGCATCGATGTAACGACCACACCGGAAGGGTTCAAGTTCGTCTATCAGCAGTTCGTGAAGGCGGTGCGTGAAAAGCCAGAGCTCGCGGCCCTGTACGGTCTGATTCAGGCCAGCACGTTTGACAATGCGAAGAATCTACCGCCTGATTACATTCCATCGCTGCTGAGTTCTTATCCTGACGAACTAATTCAGGCCTATCTGCGCGGGAAGTTCACCAACCTCAATAGCGGAACCATTTACCACACGTTCAACCGTAAGCTGAATAACTGTTCTGACGAGATTCAGGATGAGGATCCGCTGTTTATCGGCATGGACTTCAACGTGGGAAAAATGGCCGCGATTGTTCACGTTAAGCGTAGTGGCCTGCCGCGCGCGGTTCGTGAGCTAGTGAAGGTTTACGACACGCCGGCGATGATTAAGCGCATTCAGGAAGAGTTCTGGCGCTACGAGGATGGCCGTTATGTGAAGAGCAGGGAGATTTACATCTATCCGGATGCTTCTGGCGACTCCCGCAAGTCCCAGAACGCCAGCAAGACCGATATCGCCCAGCTCAACGATGCCGGATTCAGCGTCATTGTTGATGATGCCAACCCGCCGGTTAAAGACCGCATCAACTCGATGAACGCTATGTTCTGCAACGCCAACGGCGAGCGCCGGTATCTGGTGAACGTGCAGAACTGCCCGGTTTACACTGAGAGCCTCGAGCAGCAAATCTGGGCGGCTAATGGCGAGCCGGATAAATCAGCAGATAACGATCACCCCAATGATGCTGGTGGATACTTCATCGTGAAGGATTACCCGATCGTGAAACCGGCATACTCAATCACAATGGACACTACTTTCTGATATGGCAAACGACGACATCACCTGGGTTCGACCAGAACACCGGGCGGCTTCTGCTGCCTGGCGGAAATACAGGGACTTTTGCAAAGGCGCTGAGGCCGTAAAGGCGGCGGGTAACAAGTATCTGCCTTATCTCGACCCAACCGATAAATCCACACGCAATCGCAAGCGCAATGAGGACTATCTAAGCCGCGCGGTGTTCTATGCCATTGCCGGTAATACGAAAATCGGCATGCTTGGGATGGCGTATCGCAAGGACCCCACGTTTAACGGCCCTGAAAAGCTCAATTACCTGTTGGACAATGCTGACGGTGCCGGCACCAGTATTTATCAGCAGTCGCAACTGGTGGCCGAGAACGTGCTGGAAGTTGCGCGAGAGGGGCTTTATGTCGATTACGCAGAAGCCTCCGATGAGGCGATCATCCTCCGCTATCCGGCAGAGAACATTATCAACTGGCGAACAAAGCGAATTAACGGGCGCGATCAGCTGGTGCTGGTGGTACTGCGTGAATGCGTAGAAGAGCCGGATGGTTACGCTTATAAGGATGAAATCCAGTACCGCGAACTGGCGCTGGAAGAAGGCCGGTTCATCTGCCGGGTATGGCGCCGGGCTGGTGGCACTGCAAGCGGAACCTACACCGTTGACAGTGAATACCACCCTAAGCCTAAAGGAAAGGACTACTGGGACGAAATCCCGTTCACATTCGTCGGGGCCCAGAACAACGATCCCACTATCGATGATTCACCGCTGGCCGCGCTGGTGGAAATTAACCACGGGCATTATCGAAACAGCGCTGACTATGAGGACAGCGTGTGGTTCTGTGGCCAGGTGCAGCCGTATATGACCGGGCTCGATACCAACTGGCGCGACCACCTCGAGAAGAAGGGCGTGAAAATTGGTTCCCGATCACCGCTTTTGCTTCCCAAGGAGGGCTCATTTGGTTATGCCCAGGCGCAGCCGAACATGCTGGCTAAAGAGGCCATGGACAGCAAACGCGATTACATGGTGCAGCTTGGCGCCCGGCTGATTGAGCAGAACGCCACGGCGAAGACGGCGACGCAGGCTAGCGGTGAGCAAACATCATCAACATCCGTGCTCGGTATCTGCGTTTCAAACGTTTCCGAGGCCTACACGCTGGCGCTGGGATGGTGTGCGAAATACCTGGGTATCAAGGGCGAATCGACGAGCTACACGATTAACCAAGAATTCATTGCGAAGGTTGCCGAGTCGGGCATGGTGACGGCAATCGTCAACGCCTGGCAGTCCGGTGCGCTGCGCGATAGCGATATGATTCGCGCACTGCAGAAACTCGATCTCATTGACCCGGCCGACAGTCCGGACGAGGTTATTGATACGCTTCGCAATCAGGCACCAACGCTGACCGGGGGCTAATATGGCAACCGTGAACGAAAGCCTGCGGGATGAGGCTATTGCTCATTCCGTCTGGATTAGCCGCTACGCAACAGGCGTGGCAAACCGGATGGTGAAGTTGCTCAACGAGACGGACGCAGACCTGTCGGCACGCCTGCTCGATGCGCTCGACAGATTGCCTCCTGAGAGCTTCACCGTTAGCCGTCTGCAGAGTTTACTGGGCAGTGTGCGTGATCTTAACCATCAGGCCGTAGCCACCATGCAGGCCGGGCTCGAGAGTGAGCTGGTGGCGCTGGCAAAGAACGAGGCCAGTTATCAGATGAGCCTGTTCGATTCCCTTCTGCCTTCACAGGTCCTGTCTCACTATCCGCTGCAGGGCATCACCTCCGATATGGTGTATGCCGCGGCTATGGCACAGCCCTTTCAGGGGAGGCTGCTGAGTGAGTGTGCGGAGAATCTGGAATCGGACAGGCTTGCGCGTATCGTGAACGCCGTCCGCAGGGGGTATCTTGCTGGCGACACGGTAGAGACTATCGCACGCAATGTTCGCGGACACGCCAACAAAGACTATCGCGACGGCGCGCTGCAGATGAGCAGGGCAAACGCTGCCAGCATCGCTAAAACAGCCGTGAATCATCTGGCTGCCACAGCACGCAACAGCTTCGCCAGTGCCAACAGCGATATCGTGAAAGGCAAACAGTGGCTGTCTACGCTGGACAATAAAACCAGCCACGACTGCATTATTCGTGACCTGCTGCGCTACACCCTGGATAACAAACCGGTCGGGCATAAGGTGCCTTACCTGCAGGGACCCGGGAAAATCCATTTTTGCTGTCGTTCTACCGAAACCCTGATCCTTAAATCGTGGCGCGAACTCGGCATCGATATCGACGATATGGACGAGGGGACTCGTGCCAGCATGGATGGACAGGTACCGGGGAAAACCTCGTATCTGGAATGGCTCGCGCGCCAGCCGGCACAACGCCAGGATCAGGTTCTGGGTGCCGAGCGTGGCCGTCTATTCCGCGCGGGTGAAATCGACCTGGCTGATATGTTCACTGACAAAGGCGAATGGATCAGCCTGGAACGTCTGAAGCAGCTCTCAGGCACAGACAACTAACAATCACATCTTACTCCACGCCCTGGCATCCGCCGGGGCTTTTTTATGGGCGAGGCCCGGCAAAATCCCGAGGGGAAATTATGTTAATTCGAAACATGCTTCTGAAATATTACGCACCTGAAAGCGGCGGTGAGGGCGGCGGTGGCGGTGGTATCGAAATCACTCCTGAAATCCAGAAGCTGATTGATGAGCGCGTGACCAATGAAGTCACTGGCCTCAAAACGAAAAATAGCGAACTGCTGGGCACCATTAAACAGCAGAAAGAAAACCTGTCCCGATTTGAAGGTATCGATCCAGACGCGGTGCGCGGCATCTTGCAGCGTTTTTCTGACGACGAAGAGGCGAAGCTTATCGCCGCCGGAAAAATTGATGAGGTGCTCGATAAGCGCACCGAGCGCATGCGTGCTGATGTGGAGAAGCAGATTAAAGCCGCAAATGAACGCGCGGACAAAGCCGAAGCGTTCTCCAACAAATTCCGGGACCGCGTCCTGGGAGATGCAATCCGAGCTGCAGCCGCGAAAACTGGCGCGCTGCCGGAAGCATCAGACGATCTGATACTGCGTGCTAAAGGCACATTCCAGCTCAACGACGAAGGCGAGGCCGTAGCAGTTGATGCAAATGGCGATGTTCTGTTCGGTAAAGACGGCAAAACTCCACTAAGCCCGCTTGAGTGGGCGGAGTCTCTTAAGGAGACGGCTCCGCACCTGTTCCCACGCGCCGAAGGCACCGGCGCAGGCGGACACAAATCAAACAGCGGTGGCAGCCTGAAACGTTCCGAAATGAGCGCCAGCGACAAAGCGGACTACATCCGCAAACACGGCCAGCAGGCCTTCCTCAAACTTCCGAAATAAGGGATTAACCCATGTCTACCACTGTTAATACCGACCTGGTTATTTATGACGACCTGGCCCAGACCGCTTTCCTCGAGCGCCGCCAGGATAATCTGGAAGTGTTCAACGCTTCCTCCAACGGTGCGATTTTGCTGGATAACGAACTGATCGAAGGCGATTTTCGTAAGCGTGCTTTCTACAAAGTTGGTGGTTCCATTGAATCGCGCAATGTGAACTCTGTCGATAAAGTCACAGGAAAAAAAATCGGTGCCGGTGAAGCGGTATCCGTTAAAGCACCGTGGAAATATGGCCCGTATGAAACCACGGAAGAGGCCTTTAAACGCCGTGGCCGCTCCGTTGATGAGTTCTCCGAAGTTATCGGCGTTGATGTGGCTGACGCGACGCTGGAAGGCTACGTGAAATACGGTCTGAAGGCGCTGACGGCTGCTATTGGTGCTAACGCCGACATGGTCGTAACCGCCGACATTGAGACCGACGGTAAAAAGACCCTGACGCGCGGCCTGCGTAAATACGGCGACAAGTTCAACCGTGTGGTGCTCTTCGTGATGCACTCTGCCACCTACTTCGACATTGTTGATGAGGCGATTGCCAACAAAATCTACGAAGAAGCGGGCGTGGTGGTTTACGGCGGGCAGCCAGGCACGCTGGGTAAACCTGTGCTGGTGACCGACACCATGGACGCTGATGCGATCCTTGGGCTGGTAGCTGGTGCGGTTACCGTCACCGAGTCTCAGGCGCCGGGCTTCCGTTCCTACGATATCAACGATCAGGAAAACCTTGCGGTTGGCTATCGCGCTGAAGGCGTGGTGAACGTTGATCTGCTGGGCTACAGCTGGGATACCGCTAAAGGTGATAACCCTGACCTGACCGCCATCGGCACTGCGGGCAACTGGAAGAAACACTTCACCAGCAACAAATCTACGGCAGGCGTGCTGATTAAGCTGGAATCCGCTGTGGGGGAGTAACGCTGTCAGCGGATAAAACCTCCGCAACTGCTGACAGCACAGACGCGGTAACTGTTTCTCTGAAGTACACGCTGAATGGCTCCGGTGTATCCGGTAAAACCGTCGCGTGGACGTCCAAAGGTGGCGCGCTTAGCACGGCCAGTTCTCAGACTGGATCAGCTGGTGGTGCATCGGTGAAACTCACATCAGATGCAGCTGGAACCTTCACGGTAACCGGTACTGTAGATGGAGTGTCGAAAACCACTGAAGAGATCACCTTCACTGAGCCTTCCGGGGAATAACGAATGGGGCGAAAGCCCCATAAACAGGATGATTCGATGGTCAATACCGATATCACCTCTCCTGATGCCAACAGCTACGCCAGTGAAGAGGATCTTGCCTCATTTGCGGAAATACGCGGCATTGAACTGCCTGACAAGCTCACACCGTTGTTGATTAAGGCCATGGATTACCTGGAAGGTCTGGACTGGGTTGGCTCAAAAACAGACCCACGCCAGCCGCTGGCATGGCCACGCGTGAATGTCATTCTGGATGAACATGATTTCCCGCCGGATGAAGTTCCACGGCAGGTTATAACCGCACAGTGCATGCTGGCGGTAGAGGCAATCGACGGCGATTTACTCTCCAGCGTGCGCGAAGCCGCTGTGAAAACTGAACGTGTGGAAGGTGCTGTCACCATGACCTATGCGGTCTCAGATGGTGAAGTCTTCACGCCGTCCTATCCTGCCGTTATGGCGCTGCTGGGCGACCTCGCTGGTGGTCGTGGTTACGCCATCAATGCATTTGCTGAGAGGGCCTGATATGGCGATAGATTACCAACGTATGCAGGCCAGAACGACCCGCATGCTCAGGCAGAACGGCGCGACGTACAACGTCACCCGTAAAGGCTCGGTAACGGTTATCGGCGGCATTGAGCATAAAACTGAAGCGGTCCGTTTTACTGCTGTGGGCGTGAAGACCGAATACGCGCCAGGCGAAATTGATGGAACGGTCATCGTTAACGGCGACGTGCAGATTGTTTTTACGGCAGAGCAGGAAATTAAAATCGGCGACGTAGTCGATATTGATGGCACAGCCCACCGGGTTATCAAACCCAACCCGGCAAAACCTGCCTCGCTGGTACTCTGCTACAAAGCGCAACTGAGGGCTTAACATGGGCGAGAACGCGGCTTTCCTGGCTGAAATCACGGCTTTCGTTAATAAGGCGAAAACGAATCAGGAAGCGGTAGTGCGCGCCGTCGGCATAAAAATACTTAACCAGCTGGTGATGATGTCCCCAGTGGGCAACCCGGAGTTGTGGGAAGTTAACCAGACAGCCGTTTCCTATAATCGCGCTGTTTACGACCATAACGAGGCGCAGCGGGCAAATCCCGACAACCTGACCAAAACCGGGCGGCTGAAGAAAAAAGACCGGGTGGTGGATGGGATGGATATCAAAGCACCGCCGGGGTATACGGGCGGACGCTTTCGCGGTAACTGGCAGGTGTCCTTTGATGCGCCAACGACTGACGAGACAGGGCGAATAGACAAGACCGGCGACCTGACAAAAGCGGCCGGGAACTACACGCTGTCGCTCTTCAAAGTAGGGATGAAGGCCATTTATTTCTGCAACAACTTGCCCTATGCCTACCCGCTTGAAATGGGGCATTCCACACAGGCTCCGGGCGGCATGGTCCGCATAACTGCAGCTGAGTTTCAACGCTTCTTTGAGGAAGCTGTCAGGGAGGTGACTAAGTGATTCCTGATATTGCATCAGCACTGGCCGCCAGATTGGGTGCCTGGGCCGATGCTGAGGACATTTCGGTTGCATGGGAGAACGTGCCGTTTATACCTCCTGCTAACGAGATGTACCTAGCCGTTCACGATATGCCGGTTACGCCGCGAACAATCGATCTCGGCTTGCGCTGCCGGACTTATTCAGGCGTGTACCAGATTAATGTCGTGGCGCCAGCCGGCTCCGGCCGTACCTCCGTCGTTGCCCTGGCGGGCAGAGTTGCGGAATTGTTCCCCGAGGGGCTGGAAATTGCAGGCAAAGACTTTACCTGCTGGATTAGCAGCGCGCCTGGCATATTCCGCGGCGTCCCTACACCTGTGTCCTACACCGTTCCTGTCAGCCTGAATTATCGGGCAGACATTATCAGCTGACTCCCTCTCTGATATCCCACACCTGACCGGCTTAACGCCGATTATCTTGTTTCTGAAGGAGAAACCATTATGGGCTTTGCACTGCCTAACGGCTCTCATGTCTATTTGGCATCGGGCTACGGCCCGGCCATTACTTTCACCGGCGCGACGAATGCTGAGCACGCGGTGATCACCGTCAGCGCCGCGGACGATATTGCGGTCGGCGATATCGTTCACGTGAACTGCAACTGGTCGGGTATTGATAACGTTATCGCGAAAATCGACGCGATTGCGGAGAATGCTGTCACTCTTCGCAACATCAATACCACCAACAAAAACAAATACGCGGTGGGTGGCGGTTCCGGGTCTATTCGCAAAATTGAAGAATGGACCGAACTGCCACAAATCACCGAGGTATCGAAATCTGGTGGCGATCAGAACACCACGCAGATTCAGTTCCTCAGCGATGATCGCCAGCGCAACCTGAACACCTATAAATCCGCAGTCTCGCAGACCTACTCGATCGCGCATGACTCCACGCTCCCGGTATATCCATTGCTGCGCCAGCTGGACGAAGACGAAGAGACCGTGGCGGCTTACATGTACGTGCCGAAGGCGAAGGAGAACCGTTATTGGGCGGCCACGGCATCTTTTGACGATACGCCGACCACGGCGGTCAACGAGGTCGAAACGGTAAGCGTCGTGCTGAACCTGCAATCGCCAGCGATGACGTTCTATAAAATCACAGGCGCCGCGGCATAAGCCGGGCATAACGAAAATCTGAGCCTCCTCCATGGAGGCTTGTTTTTTACTAAGAGGCAACGATGGCGACTAAATTCACCCTTCAGCCCAAACCAACTTTCAAGGCCAACGTCTCGATTCCGCGCGCTGGCGATGAGGATGGTGTACTGACCTTCACTTTCAATCATAAGCCACTTAAAGAGCTGGCTGATCTGGAAAAACTGGAAGGCAAAACTGCCACTGATTTTCTGATGGAAATTATTTCTGGCTGGGCGCTCCCCGATGCATTCAACGCGGAAAATCTGTCGGTGCTGCTGGAAAACTATCCGGCTGCAATGAAGGCTATCCCTGAAACCTATTATCGCGAACTGATGGGGCAGCGCGAAAAAAACTGATAGCGGTTGCTTCTGCATTCTATACGCCTGAACCCACAGCGGCAGACCTGGCACCCTATGGGCTTACGCTGGATGACTACGACGATCAATACATCGACGTCTGGCCAGATGTATGGCCTTCATTCCTGGTGTTTCAGGCTGTCAGCACGCAGTGGCGCACGGGCATGGGAGGCGCATCAGGGCTTGATTACAACGTGCTGCCCTGGGTGATGCGCCTGCACCACGTCGACGACGAGGCAACCGCGCTTTCGGACATCCGAATCATGGAGAGCGCCGCACTAAAAGTTATGCATAAAGAGAGGGCGGAATGAGTAACGATATCGCCACGATTTCCCTGCGCGTAAATACCACTGAGCTGGAGCGCGGTAACCAGGCACTGGATCGCTTTCAGGAGACCGCGTCCGCCGCGGCAGGCAAAGCGGATGACCTGAACAGTACGTTCCGCACCGGCATCGATAACCAGAAGAAGAACAGCGAAAGCCTGAAGCAGCAGCGTCAGGAACTGCAGAACCTGCTGAATAAAATTAGTCCGGTAAACAAGGCGCTGGATGAGCTGGACACTATCCAAGAGAGCCTGGCTAAGTTTCGTGGTAAAGGGCTGGTGGGAGACGAGGATTTTACTCGTTACAACAGCGTGCTTGAGACGACGCGGGCAAAACTGGCACAGGTAATGGAGTCTGAGACCGCAGAGGGGCGGGCTCGCATTGAGCAGGTTCAGGCAGCGCAGCGGGCAGCTGCAGCGGGCAAAACCTTTATCGATTCGCTGGAGGAGCAGGTCACAGCAATCGGAAAAACGCGCGCAGAACTGTTAGAGCTAAAAGCTGCTCAACTCGGCGTATCCGATCGTGCTGCACCAATGATCGCAAAGCTGAAAGAGCAGGAAGAAGCATGGAAGTCTGGGGCTATCAGCGCGGGCCAATATCGCAATGCTATGCGTTATCTCCCGATGCAAATGACCGACATTGTGACTTCACTGGCTTCCGGTATGCCGGTTTATATGGTTGCTATTCAGCAGGGCGGTCAGCTCCGTGACTCGTTTGGCGGTGTAGGCAATGCGCTGAAAGCGATGTTGTCGATGGTGACTCCTGCCCGAGTGGCCATTGGTGGCCTGGCTGGCGCTGTACTGATTGCGGCCAAAGCGGGAGCAGACTACTTCACCGCCTACGACGAAATCAACAAGGCCATTATCAGAACTGGCAACATTGCCGGCACGTCAGCGCTCCAGATCATGGCTTCCTCCCGGTCTATTGCTGCCTCTACTGGCGCTACTGTAGGAACCGTTCAGAGTTTGATGACTGAGCTGGTTGGCATGGGATCGCTGACACAGCAGCAACTTGAAAATGCAGCGGGCTCCACGGCGCTGGCGGTTCAGACCGGTATAGTCTCGGCGCAGGACATCACCAAAGCCTATAAGGACATCGAAAAAGACCCTGTTAAAGCGCTGCAGAGTCTCAACGAACAATATAATTTCCTGACCGTTTCACAACTTAAGCATGTTGACGATCTGATAAAGCAAAAGGACCAGACCGCGGCCGTTACGCAGGCTATGGACCTGTTTGGCGATACGTTGGCAAAACGTGGGGAGCAGGCTTACGACTCGCTGACGCCGTTTGGTCGCCTGTGGCTGGATATCAAGGGCTGGGCGTCTGAGGCCATGCAGAGTATCGGTCAGTGGGTAGCTGAACTGGCATCAAACACACTGAAGGAATTCAACGCAATTTATTACAGCGTTGCGATCGTTTTCCAGAAGCTGAACCAGATTATTTCTTCCTCTATCGCTGCCGCGATTAATCTCGTTCCCGACTGGGCGAAAACAGATACTTTGCAGGGATGGCAGGACTACAACGAACAAATGGCCGGCGCATATGGTGACAGCGTCTCTCAGTTGAAAAAAGACTGGGATGCGGCTGATATCAGTGCAGGTAAATACCTCGATACGACCAGAAAGATAAGTACCGCAACCACCCAGAAGGATCGGGAAGGAATCGCTTCTTTTGGTAAAAAGACCAAAACCGGAAAGCAGGGCACATTATCGGCTGGCGATCGCAGCACGGATGCTGCCCAGGCCGAGCTGCTGGCGCTTCAGGCACAATTACGCGCGCTGCAGCAGCATAAAGGGCTGAACGACACTATAAGCCAGCAGCGCAAAGATCTGTGGACGACTGAAGCGAAATTTCAGGTGCTGGAAGAGGCCTCGCGTTCACGTTCACTGACAAAGCAGGAGCAAGCCCTGCTGGCGAGTAAAGACCAGGTGCTTCAGTTGGCACGGCAGAAAGCCCTGTTAGGTGATCAGATTACCGCACAGGAACAGCTGAACAAGCGAATGGATACCTCGCAGAAATACGTCACGCAGATGGCAGAGAAGCAGGCTGCATTAGTGAACGGTGCCGGGATGAGTGACCGTCAGGCACAACGTGAACTCGCGAAAAGTCAGCTTGCCGCTGGCTGGAAGAATGCTGGAGGTTCACTTGACGACGAGGACTATCAGAAGCAGCTTAAAGCGGCGAATGATTACTATGATGCAGAGGACCGGTTACGTGGCGACTGGCTGACTGGCGCGAAAAAGGGCTGGGCTGAATTTGAGGACAGCGCGACCAATGTTTACTCGCAGGTGCAGACGATTACCAGCAATGCGTTCACCGGGATGGCCAGCACGCTCACCGACTTTTTTACTACTGGTAAATCTAACTTCTCCGACTTCCTGACTACCTTCCTGAAGGGCATCGCCCAGATGCTGACTCAACTGGCTCTGGTTAATGGAATGAAATCAGCCTTTGGTGGAACGTGGTTCGGTAATTTCCTTGGAATAAAACAGGCGTGGTCAGGCGGTTATATCCCTGAGTACGCCAATGGTGGTGCGGTTGGCTATACCGGCGACGGCGGTAAATATCAGCCGAAGGGTGTGGTCCACGGTGGGGAGTTTGTTTTCACCAAAGAGGCTACCAGCGCGTTGGGTGTTGGCAACCTTTACGCGTTGATGCGAGGCGCTCAGGGCTATGCAAACGGCGGGTATGTAGGCACCGCGCCCATGTATGGATTGCAATCCGCTGGCGCTGGCAGTGTTACTGTTCAAACGTCTGTTGTTGTGCAGAACCAGAGCCCGCAACAGCAAACAAACGCTGGTAGCGATACGATGTACCGAGCCTATAAGCAAACTATTGATCAGTCAGTGCGCGAAGGTATTGCGAAGCAATTAAGGCCCGGAGGGCTCATCTGGAATGCAACGAAAATGCGTTAATGGAAAACTTTCTTAAAATTCGGTTTTAATTGCTGATCTTAGGAAATGGATAGTCATTGACCAAATAAAAGTTAATGTTAGGATGTTTCTGATTGTAACTTAAGGATATTGCAATGAGAAAATTACTAGGGCTGACAATTCTGACTTTACTGGTTGCCGGATGTACTACGCCAGCTAGAAACTATGTACCCCAAACGAAAGAGATAAGTATACCGCCGCTTAATACGACTACGACTACCTATGTTGGTGAAGATATGGTTAGACAGGGTATCGACGCCAGTATTGATGCTATTCATTTCAATCAGGCAGTTGAGATCGGATCCATAGGGGTATATACAATCCCTGCAGGTGACTACGTAAAAATTGGCGAGGATTCCAAATCTGAGTTTTTCTCTAATGTAGAAAGATCATCAGGTGCTCTAGTACCGAATCGATTTATGGTCAACGATCCAACTCAAAGTATTCAGCTCAAAAAAAATGGTGAGATCTGTATTGTGACAATCTATGGCGCGACCAAATGTGATACAGGGAAACCATATTCAAAAGTGAAATTTCAAACAGAACAGCAGTCGGCTTTTCAACAAACCTTGATTTATAATGGTAAGGTTGGGAATAAGATAAATATTGGTTATCGTGAGTTTCAGGGGGGATTGGCAAGAGCTGCCTTCTCAAATGAAGTCGAATATGACCTTTCTGAATCAAAAACCATACGCTATAAAGGTGCTGTTTTAGATATCCTTGAGGCGAATAACCAGTCAATCACTTTTAAGCTTACGCGAAACTTTAATACCAATTGAAAAATCTTTAACTTATTTATTGATATATTAACACTTAACCCGCTTCGGCGGGTTTTTTTATGTCCGGAGATAGCATGGCAATCGAAACGTTCACCTGGCGAACACAGATACAGGCGGGGATGGAAGGGGCATTCAGCCTTAAAACGCGCTCTGCAACCTTTGGCGACGGCTATGAGCAGATCGCCGGGGAAGGCATTAACCCTGAAAAGCAGTCATGGCCTGTCACACTGACGGGAAAAAAAGCGGACATGCTTCAGGCCCTGAAGTTCTTTCGTTCTCACGTCACAAAGTCATTTATCTGGACATCGCCAGTTGGCGAAACAGGGCTCTATCGGATTGAGGCCGAATCAATCAAGTCACAGCCCTTATCCAGGAACGTTCTGACCATTTCTTCAACATTCAAACAGGCGTACACACCATGATCACCGCAGACTATCAAAGCCTTGAGCCCGGCAACAAAGTCCGGCTTATCGAAGTTGATGGCTCTACGTTCGGCGTGGATGATGTACTGCGATTTCACGCGTACAATCTCCCGCACACGGAAGAAGAAATCGCCGCCGCTGGTGGTGATGAATCAAAGCTGAAGGCGAAAAGCATCTGGTGGCAGGGGGAAGAATATGCCGCCTGGCCGTATCAAATTGAAGGGCTAGAGGCCTCCACAGACGGCAACAGTGCCCAGCCTACGCTCACGGTTGCAGATATCGAAAGCAAGATTACAGCGCTGTGCCTTGCCTATGACGATATGCTACAGGCGAAAGTCACTATCCATGACACTTATTCGCATTATCTCGATGCGAAGAACTTCCCAGCAGGTAATGCAACAGCTGATCCGCAACAGGTCAGAAAACGAGTTTTTTACCTTGATAGCAAAAGCAGCGAAATTCCGGGTGAAAGTATCGAATTCGTGCTCGATAGCCCGATGTCGTTACAGGGAAAGATGATTCCTACACGTCAACTTCATTCTCTGTGTACCTGGTGTATCCGGAATAAATATCGCACCGGCGATGGCTGCGACTATGCCGGAACCCGCTATTTCGATAAAAACAACAACCCGGTGAGCGACCCCTCTCTGGATGAATGCAACGGCACGCTTACGGCCTGTAAGCTCCGGCATGGAGACGGCAACGAACTGCCGTTCGGTGGGTTCCCTGGCACGTCTTTGATCAGGAGCTGATATGCGTCAGAAAACCATCGATGCGATTATGGCTCATGCTGCAGCTGAGTATCCTCGCGAGTGTTGCGGCGTGGTGGCGCAGAAAAGCCGTGTTGAACGTTATTTCCCGTGCCGGAATCTTGCCGCGGCGCCGGACGACAATTTTGTACTTTGCCCCGAAGACTATGCAGCTGCAGAAGACTGGGGGAAGGTGATCGCCATCGCTCACAGTCACCCAGATGCCACGACGCAACCGAGCGAGCTGGATAAAGCGCAATGCGATGCAACCCTTTTACCCTGGCATATCGTGAGCTGGCCGGAGGGGGATTTACGGACCATCCAGCCGCGTGGAGAACTGCCGCTGCTGGAGCGACCGTTTGTGCTTGGTCACTTCGACTGCTGGGGTCTGGTGATGAGCTATTACCGGCAAACACACGGGATAGAGCTTCACGATTACCGGGTCGATTATCCCTGGTGGGAAAACGACTACCCGGACAACTTCTATCAGGATTGCTGGTATGAGTGCGGATTCCGTGAATTCGACGGGCCGCCAAAACCTGGCGATATGGTGATCATGCAGGTTCAGGCTGATAAGTGGAATCATGCGGGGATTCTGCTGGAAGGCAACATGCTACTGCATCACCTTTATGGGCATCTGAGCCAGCGCGTACCTTATGGCGGTTACTGGCGTGAGCGCACAATGAAAATACTGCGCTTTAAAGACTGTTTCTGATAACCGCCTGTGGCAGTTTTTATGGGGGAAAAATGGCTGCATTACTCAATGTTGAGCCGGTCCGCACAATTCGATTGTACGGCGTGCTAGGCGCCACCTTCGGGCGTGAATATCGTTTGTCAGTAGCTTCACCTAAAGAGGCCATCCGCGCCCTGAGCGTTATCGTGCCGGGTTTTGAGCGTTTCCTGAATACCAGTAAGCAACGAGGTTTAACTTATGCGGTATTCAGCGGGAAACGAAACCTCTTAAACGATGAGCTCAGTATGGACAGGAGCAAAGAGGAAATCCGCATCGCGCCGGTGATCATCGGCAGTAAGCGAGCCGGTGTGTTTAAGACAATCCTCGGGGTTGCCCTTGTCGCTGTTGCTGCGTTCGTTACGGGAGGGGCCGCGATCGGGATTGGGGGTACCGCTTTCGCTGGTGGATGGGGCGCTGTGGCGGGGATTGGGGCATCAATGGCGATCGGCGGCGTAGTCCAGATGCTTTCTCCACAGACAACCGGGCTCGCCAGTAAGCAATCTGCGGATAACCAAGCCAGCTACGCCTTTGGTGGAGTAACAAACACGACAGCTCAGGGGAATCCGGTACCACTTCTTTATGGCCGCCGGCGAATCGGCGGCGCGATTATTTCTGCCGGGATTTATGTCGAAGATCAGCAATAAATAATCACCTTCTTTCAGGCCACCTTCGGGTGGCTTTTTTTATGGGCGCAATATGGCAACTGCAATCGCTATAAAAGGCCGCAAGGGCGGCAGCTCAAGTTCCCGAACCCCTACCGAACAGCCTGATGATCTGCAATCTGTAGCAAAGGCAAAAATCCTCGTTGCACTGGGAGAGGGGGAGTTTGCAGGGCAACTGACGGCGAAAGATATCTACCTGGACGGAACGGCTCTTGAGAATGCTGACGGCTCTCAAAACTTCAGCGGCGTTACGTGGGAATTTCGCGCGGGAACTCAGGCGCAAAAATATATTCAGGGCATACCCGGTACCGAAAACGAAATCAACGTGGGAACTGAGGTATCGAGCGCTACAGCGTGGACGCGCACGTTTACTAATACGCAGCTTTCAGCTGTTCGCCTGCGCCTGAAATGGCCTTCGCTTTTCAAGCAGGAGGACGACGGCGATCTGGTCGGTTACTCGGTTAATTACGCGATTGACCTGCAGACGGACGGCGGCACATGGCAGACGGTACTCAATACCAGCGTGACCGGCAAAACGACGTCAGGTTACGAGCGCAGCCACCGTATTGATTTACCTCAGGCTGGCAGCACCTGGACAATGCGACTGCGTAAGATTACCTCTGATGCCAACAGCGCGAAGATTGGCGACACGATGATGCTGCAGAGCTTTACTGAGGTGATTGACGCCAAGTTACGCTATCCAAACACAGCGCTGCTCTATATCGAATTCGATTCCAGCCAGTTTAACGGCTCTATCCCGCAGATCTCCTGCGAGCCACGCGGCCGCGTTATCCGCGTACCGGATACTTACGACCCCGAAACCCGCACCTATAGCGGTACGTGGGCTGGGACATTTAAATGGGCCTGGACCGATAACCCTGCATGGATTTTCTACGACCTGGTGGTTAGCGACCGTTTCGGACTTGGGGATCGTCTTACAACGGCCAACATAGATAAATGGACGCTCTACCAGGTTGCACAGTATTGCGATCAAATGGTACCGGACGGCAAAGGCGGAAGTGGTACCGAACCACGCTATACCTGCAACGTGTACATACAGGAACGCAACGACGCTTATACGGTCCTGCGTGATTTTGCTGCCATCTTCCGTGGGATGACCTACTGGGGCGACGACCAGATTGTGGCGCTGGCGGACATGCCGAGAGATGTAGATTTTACATACACGCATGCGAACGTTATTGATGGGCGCTTTACCTATTCCAGCAGCACCACAAAGAACCGTTACACCAATGCGCTGGTGTCCTGGTCTGATCCTGATAACGCTTATTCTGATGCGATGGAGCCTGTTTTTGAGCAGGCGCTGGTTGCGCGTTATGGGTTTAATCAACTTGAGATAACTGCGATCGGTTGTACCCGTCAGTCGGAAGCGAACCGGAAAGGGCGATGGGGGATCCTCACCAACAACAAAGATCGCGTTGTTACTTTCAATGTAGGGGAAGATGGCAACATTCCGCAGCCTGGCTATGTAATCGCTGTAGCGGACCGAAATCTCTCCGGGCGCGACCTGGGCGGCCGTATCTCTGCGGTGAATGGTCGCGTGCTGACGCTGGACAGGGCGCCGGATGCTTCGGCAGACGACAGGATGATTGTCAATCTTCCATCGGGTGTTTCACAGTCACGCACCATCCAGTCGATAACGGGCAATAAAGTAACCGTTACGACTGCTTACAGCGAAACGCCGGTGGCTCAGGCCGTGTGGGTCATAGAGTCTGATGAGCTCTACGCGCAGCAGTATCGCGTTATAACGGTAACAGATAATAATGACGGCACGTTCACAATCGTCGGTGCAAATCATGATCCGGATAAATATGCCCGAATCGATACCGGAGCCATCATTGACCAGCGGCCGGTGAGCGTGATCCCGCCGGGCAACCAGTTGCCACCTGCGAACATCGTGATCAGCTCGTTTTCTGTGGTGCAGCAAAATATCAGCGTAGAAACAATGCGCGTGAGCTGGGACCAGGCGCAGAACGCTATCGCCTATGAAGCGCAATGGCGCCGCAACGACGGAAACTGGGTCAACGTGCCGCGCAGCTCCACCACGTCGTTCGACGTCACGGGGATTTATGCCGGGCGCTACCTGGTGCGCGTGCGCGCAATCAATGCCGCAGAAATTTCATCCGGGTGGGGCTATTCAGAAGAGAAAATGCTGACGGGTAAAGTGGGCAACCCACCGAAGCCGGTTGGCTTCATCGCTTCTGAAAACGTTGTATTCGGTATCGAGCTGAACTGGGGATTCCCAGCGAATACCGACGACACGCTGAAGACGGAAATTCAGTACAGCCTGACAGGCACCGAAGACGATGCGATGCTGCTGGCCGATGTGCCTTACCCGCAGCGCAAATATCAGCAGATGGGCCTTAAGGCTGGGCAGATTTTCTGGTACCGCGCGCAGCTGGTGGACCGCAGCGGCAACGAATCAGGTTACACAGAATGGGTGCGCGGTCAGGCCAGTATTGATGTGTCCGACATCACCGATGTGATCCTGAAGGAGATTAAAGACTCGGATACCTTCAAAGACCTGATCGAGAACGCGGTGGACAGCAACGAAAAAATTGCTGGCATGGCTAACGATATCAAACAGGCCAACGACGAACTGGAGCAGCAGGCGAAGGATATCGCCAAAAATGCCCAGGACGTCGGGAAGGTTCAGACTAGCGTTAATGAGCTTTCCAGCACGGTCGGGAATGTTTCGTCTTCACTCAGTCAGCTTGAGCAGACCGTTGCGACGGCTGATACCGCCCTGGGCCAGCGAATCGACAACATCAGCGTTTCTATGGACGGCATGACGGGCGGGGTGAAGAACTCTGCAATTGCGATAATCCAGGCCAACCTCGCTCAGGTGGCCACGCGTAAAACCCTTTCTGCATCGGTCGCCGGCAACAGCGCGAATCTGGACCGCATTGATGAAGTGATTGTCAACGACAGGGAGGCAACGGCGCGCTCGCTGCTGAGCCTGCAGACGGACGTTAACGGCAACAAGGCATCCATCAACAGCCTGAACCAGACGTTCTCCGATTACCAGCAGGCTATGGCCACGCAGGTAAACAGCATCACGGCGACGGTGAACGGGCACACTTCAGCGATCACCACCAACGCGCAGGCCATTGCGAACGTCAACGGCGACCTGAAGGCGATGTACAGCATTAAGGTCGGGTTATCCAGCAATGGTCAGCTTTACGCGGCAGGGATGGGGATCGGCGTGGAGAATACGCCGTCCGGCATGCAGTCGCAGGTTATCTTCCTGGCTGACCGCTTCGCCGTTACTCACCAGGCCGGAGCGACCGTTACGCTTCCGTTCGTTATTCAGAACGGGCAGGTGTTCATCAGAGACGCACTGATAGGTGATGGCACCATCAGCAACGCCAAGATCGGCAACTACATCCAGTCCAATAACTATGTTGCTGGCTCAGTCGGGTGGAGGCTGGATAAGGGCGGTACGTTTGAGAACTACGGTTCGACAGCTGGTGAGGGGTCCATGAAACAGACAAACCAGACAATCAGCGTGCGGGACTCCAGGAATGTGTTGAGGGTGCAGATCGGGAGAATCACGGGAACATGGTAACGGGAGGCCTCTTACGGGGCCTCTTTTTTTTCAGGAGGACTGGATGGCGGAATATGGTGTTCAGACATGGGACGCCTCAGGCAATGTAAATAACTATGGTGTTAAGCCTGTCAGCGTTTGTGGCTATCTCCAGCTGGCCCAGAACCAGAAAACAGGCTCTTACACCGTAGCGCTTCCACCGGGTTGCAGGCTGACCTATTTTCAGAGCATGAACGGCGATCAGTTTGGAACGAGTCGGAGGAAGATCACCATTTCGGGGGGAACAGCAACAGTGTCAGCAGTAGGCGATACCGACTACTCAGCAGGGACTGAGCCTGCGGCAGCGGCTTATCTCATTTTCCAGATCGAGAGGGCATAAATGGCGGAGTATGGCGTTTTACTGACGACCACGAGCGGGGAAGTATGGGTGACCGCGAACAGCTCGCCAATCGCTCTTCAGGCGCGAAAGACAGCGGCACTTCAGGGAACATCGGGGTTCAATACCAAAGTGACGCACACATTCCCCGCAGGTCAGCCTGTTGTCGCCTTCGTTCATTGCACGGTTGAGGTCGAAATCACCCAGACGATAAGCGGGAACACCATCACGATTGATTTTCTCAGACCGAATGCAACCGGCACAGCGTACGTTTATTTTTTCTCTATTTTCCCGCAGACAAAGCCAGACTACGGGCTGGCTGTGTGGGATGCATCAGGGACGCTGATTTTAACAAACGAAACGCGCACGCTGAGCGATGTTGTCACCCTCGGTACCGCCGGGGTGGATGCCAGCTCAGGATACAACATCAATACAACTCTGGCGGGGAAGTGGGCCTGTATGCCTGCCATGCTGGGGCTAATTACCGGGGTTATATCGGCTGGCGGTCAGCCGCAGCCATACATGGCCATATACAAGAGCATGGCAAAACTTGAGGGAAGCAATACGCGGATATTCGCCAGACCGCAGACAACCCCCGGCGGCAACCTTCAAAACGTCGCGTATTCGAATCTGAGGAACGTGATTATGGCCATTAACTGCGCCAACTATGATTGATCGTTTTGAACGATCAATTTCGAATAATTGATCTACCAAATCAATTATATCTCGTTGATTCATATTGTTATTGTGTAGCTTCATGAATGCCCTGGGATATAACAACTATGAAAAATATGATTCTTTGCCTGGCGGTAGCGGTATTGCTCTCCGGTTGCGCTGGCGTTATTGAGAAGCAGCAACCTGTATGCACCGGAACAGCCCTGGTTGGCGGACAGGAAAGCAGCGTCCAGATCTACGGAGTCCGCAAGCAAAATAATCAGACGCAGTACCGCGCCGGTTATCCCTTTAACTGGTCATGGGTGAGCGCCAACACGTTCACCAGCACCACCTGCCACTAACCCATTCAGTTTTGAACAAACCCCGCTCCGGCGGGGTTTTTTATTGCCTGGAGAAAATATGCTTTATAACACTGGCACCATCGCCATTAACGGAAATACAGCCACCGGCACCGGCACGAACTGGACGGCACCGGCCAGCCAGATTCGGGTTGGCCAGACGTTGTTTGTTCTTTCTAACCCGGTACAGATGTTTCAGATCACGGCCATCAACAGTGCGACGTCACTGACGGTTACACCCGCAGCGTCTCCGGCGCTCAGCGGCCAGAAGTACGGCATTCTTGTTACTGATAGTCTCTCGGTCGATGGCCTGGCGCAGAGCATGTCTCAGCTCATCAACGAGTATGACGAGAACATCGGCGCGTGGGAGACGTTCGCCACCACCTCAGCAAACCAGAACATCACCGTTACCATCAACGGCACTCGTGTAACTATTCCGGCGATCGGTAAGCTGGCGCAGAAGGGGAGTAATGGAGCTATCCCGATTGGGCAGGGCGGGACCGGGGCAACGAATGTCGCTGACGCTCGCACAAACCTCGGTTTAGGAAACAGCGCTACACGAGATGTTGATAGTCAGTTTGCCCCGGTGTCATCGTACATAAACGGAGCCGCTGTTATGGCTCAGGTTCATCGCGATTACCGGACACTCGCTTCGTACGATCTGATTACTCAATACCCGCTGGGAATGTCTTTCGGCATTCAGCTGGGAGCGAATGCATGGGGCGGTGGAAGCGGTGAAGATGTATACACCGGCATGTTAACGCTACGTGGTTGGCATGATGCAACAGGGGGCGGATACACTTCATGGCAGTTAGCTTCAACGTCGCAGGGGCTTAAATATCGTCAGGGAAACGGCACTGTTTCCGGGCTAACTAACGTTGGTTTTTCTACCACGCATACCTTGTATTCGACGCAGAACACCACGAAAGCCAGCGACGGAACGCTCAAGGCTGCATCGCCCGTTGCCCGTATTGTGAAAAGTCAGGAGGAATGTCAGCGCACTGATATCGATGAACCAGGCTTTGTCTGGTGCGGCTGTGGTACGGCGAACGCCGAGGCGGAGGGAATAACCCTTTCCCGCCTCGATGTTGGTGTTTATGTGCTGACAGGTTCGGCAGGCCTGGCGTCAGGGGGATGGCAGTTACTGCCGCCAATGGACCCTGGCGGCATGGGAGAACTGGGTGTGGCTGAAGCTGAACAAACCGCTGACGGCGAGCTGACTATCCGCCTGTTTAAGCGAAAATACATGCTGAGCGATGAAGGGGAGATCGTCAAAACAAAAGGGGAACCGATGGACGTGCCGGTGAACAGCTGGATCGATGTTCGCCTGGATATGCCTGATGATTCTGCCTTTAATCAGATGATGAATCAGAAACTTCAGCCATAGCTGCACGCTGATTCCAGATACTGTTTTGCGGCATCTCTACACGGACACTGACAAACTGATCGGCCGGAATATCGGCCGGTTCGCCATCCACAAAACCTTCCCGTGAGTTCCTCGCAAATATCGGTGCTGACGGGTATTCCCGGTGGAATGTTTTCACCAGCACTGACCCGTCGGCATTTACCTCATAGTCAAGCCAGATTAGGGCCTGCCCATTACGATCTTTAGGGATATCGAACCCGCCATCAATACCACCCCACGCCGCATCTGAGTTCATCCCCATGCAGCCCTCGATCAGATACTCTCCGGCTTTCATGCGGGTTACGGTACAGCCTTCTGATTCGCCATTAGTCTCAAACGAACCGTCTGCAAACAGCTTAACTACCGGGGAAGCTGCTTTTAACGTGCCGTCACTAGCTCTGGTGGTGTTACCAGTGTCATAAACTCGTAACCATGGAAGGAATGAGGCGCTTTCTCTTGCCCTCCACCACAT